AGGGAGGACTTGGATGGGTAAAATTTAACGGCTGGTTAAAAGCCACCGGTTATATTTTGGCCGAGGCAGGTTCGGGTATCGAGGCAGGTGAGGGTATCGAGGCAGGTGAGGGTATCGAGGCAGGTTCGGGTATCAAGGCAGGTTGGGGTATCGAGGCAGGTGAGGGTATCGAGGCAGGTTGGGGTATCAAGGCAGGTTGGGGTATCAAGGCAGGTGAGGGTATCGAGGCAGGTGAGGGTATCGAGGCAGGTTGGGGTATCACAAGTGGTTTATATATTACCTGTAAATTATCCTTATCTATCGGCCTAAGAATTTTTGCCGGAGTATGTTGGCGGAGGAATATCAGTGATGACGAGAAAACCATCACTTGCGGAAAACTTGAAAAAGGGAAAGTTGAGTATGGAATTTTAAAAGAGATCGGCTTACCGGAAGAAAAAGAAGTTTCGTTGAAGGGTAAAGAGGTGGAAGTGAAATTGGATGGGAAAATCTATAAAGCGATTATTCAGTAGAGTTCTTTTACGGAGGTGAGAAAAATGAGCAAGGTCGGATATTGCAAAGCAAACCCCAAAGTGATGGTCAAACCTTGGATAGCGGAAAGATGTAAGAAAGACAACTGCACGAACTACGGAGAGATGGAATATGAGGCCCTGGTATTATTGCAAAAAGTCTAAGAAACCCTCGATAGGTAAAATTAGAAACTATTGCTCTCAATGCAACGGTGGTAAAGCTTGCAAAAATCTGGGTGCAAGGGAGAGGTGAAAACATCTCTCCCCATAATTTCTAAGAATAAAAAAATGGAAATTACAAAAGGAATAGAGTATCAGCGAGGCGATAACGGAATACAAATGCTCACCTGTTCCGATCCTGACCAAGTTCCTGTTTGGAGAGAGAAGATTAAGGAATATAAAAGACTGCTTAAAAGAAAAGATTGTCCGTATACCAAAAAATCATTAGAGGATTGCATTACTTATTTGGAACTTTATATATTTTTATCCGGCACCAGTTATTCGTGTAAAACAAGGAAGAAAAAAATATGAGCCTTCCCGTAGCAGAGAAAAAATATTTAGGAAGATACGATGTCGATGAGCTTGCTTATCTTAAAAAAGAGAACGGCAATGCGGCAATATCTCTTTTTACCGGATGCGGGGGAGCGGCCATCGGAATATCACAGGCAGGATTCGAGGTCAGAGTGATGGTTGAATGGGATAAGGCCGCTTGCGACACTCTCCGATTCAACTGGACAAAGGCGGGACACGAAGAATGGTGCGATAAGTCTATCTCCGAAGAAAAGAAAGGAAAGATGAAACGGACTGAAGAAGAGAGGAATGAAATTATAGCGGAACTGGAAAAACAAAAAGCCGATGGTCCAAGAAAAACAGGAGATGAGAAAGGATGGTATCGGGAGCGCGAGCCAGTAATTTTACAAGGAGATATTACGAAACTTTCCACGGAGGAAATATTAAAAGCGGGAGGATTGAGGGTTGGCGAAGCGGCATTGTTAGAGGGCGGATTCCCTTGCCAAGGTTTTAGCACAGCCAGGGGACGCAGGGTTGTAGAAGATCCGCGCAATAAGCTTTATGAGGAGTGCGTTAGAGTTATCCGGGGATCATTACCAAAGACTTTTATGCTTGAGAATGTCCGAGGGTTAATCTCGATGGAAAAAGGAAAGATTTTGAGAATGATATGCAACGATCTGGCAAACTCGGGATATACGATTTATTGGAAGTTGTTAGACGCTGCCGATTACGGAGTTCCGCAACATCGCAATAGGATATTTATTATCGGGGAGAGAAATGATGTGCTTGTCCAGCTGGAGGGAATGGAAAGGCCACAATACCATATCGGGGGAGAGCGCGGACCGATCAATCATCCGAAATGGTTTGAAGAAAGGTATCCGATAAAAACGCAACTTTCATTATTCGATCAGCTGAAAATTTAAAAATAACCAGTGGCGGGTATCGACAGGGGGAGCGCGCGCATTCTGGGTCATTCCCGGAGGAAGACCGGTCCCCCGTTCAATGCCCGCCAATAACAAACAAAGGTATGGAAAAACAAAAAGAAGAAACCGATTCCGAAAAATTAGCCAAGGTCCGGGAATGGTATGAGCGCAATTATCCGAATTTTAACCGAATGGAAACCAAAGAAGAATTGAAAAATATCCTTGGACTATGAACCCTCTCTTTGCCGCAGACATCGTAAAAGGCAAGCTCTTTATCAAGAACCGCCGCCAGTTCGATGACTATATCGCCAGCCAGGCAGGGAAGATGATCGTAGTGGTCCGCAAAGACAGAAAGAACAGATCGGACGACCAGAACAGATATTATTGGGGCGTGATAATAAAAATCCTCGGTGAAGAATTTGGCTATAATCCGGACGAAATGCACGAAGCCATCAAGCTGAAGTTCCTAAGAAAGAAGATCGGCCGCGGCCCGGAAACAGTCGGAAGCACGACCGTCCTGGATACCAAAGAGTTTTCAGAGCTGGTCGATAAAATAATAATTTGGGCGCAGACGGAATTTGATGTGAAGATTCCGCTGCCTAATGAGGTGGAGATATGACAAAAGAACAAACAAAAAAGGCAAGAGATAAATTTCTTTCCTTAATGGTCAAGGCAAAAAATCTAGAACATAAAAAATTATTTCTTGAGTGCGCTGTATTTTTAAACAATGAGGCCAATCCCACCAAAGCTAAAAGCTGAACTCGCCGCCGATCCTTATTACAAGATATGCGCCCGATGGAAAGAAGGAGGCTGTGAAGGACGGATAACCTGGGAACACGCCTTCACCTACGCCGGAAAGCAGATCAACGAACGCTGGGCCATTATTCCGCTCTGCTGGCACCATCACCTCGGCCCCGGACTGAACAAAGCCAAGAACCAGCAGATAGCATTAGCCAGGGCGACACCGGAGGATCTGGCGAAATATCCGAAGGTGGACTGGGAGGCGGAGCGCAAGAGGATAAATTATATTTTAAATAATCAGTAAAAACAAAAAAATGGCAAACATCAAAATCAAAAAAGACGAAGAAAATTCGGAGAGCGTGGAGCTGTTGGCCCAAAGCATTGTCCAAGTGGCGGAGGGGTTCCAAAAGGTTCTAAGTTCTCCGTTGACCAAAAGAGCATTGATCGTTCTTTTGCAGGACGGCATAGGAACCTCAAAAATAACAAAGAGCCAAATCGAACTGGTCCTTGACGGACTGCCGAGATTAAAAGGCTGGTATTTAAAAAAATAACCTATGGACCTAAATAAAGTATTTTTAATCGGCCGGATATCTTCCGATATTGAATTAAAGACAACGCAATCCGGGCAAAGCGTGGCCTCAATAAGCGTGGCGACAAATCGAACCTGGAAAGACAGCTCCGGTAAGAAGCAGGAACAGGCCGAATTTCATAAGGTGGTAATTTGGGGAAAGAGAGCCGAGCTGGTGGCGCAGTATATGGCAAAAGGAGCGTTGATTTACATTGAGGGCCATTTGCAGACGAGATCCTGGCAGGCGCAGGACGGCGGCAAGAGATATTCAACGGAGATCGTAGCGGACCAGGTGCAATTTGGTCCAAGGCCGGGAGGTGCGAAACCTATGCAAGCCGGTGTAAAACCTACGCAAAAGGTCGAAGGAATGGACGAGGACGGGTTGCCGATCATTGATGATGACGCGCCGAGAGGCACCGGCCCCGAGATAAATGTTGAGGACATACCATTTTAAAACTATGGAAAACGATTATTACATCAAAAAAACGCTGACCTTGCTGGTCAAACATGGGATCGAGAACAAGCCCGAGGAAATATTGAAAACTTATTTTTCCGTGATTGACGGTGCGTCCGGGAGCAATGTGCTGATCCTGGACCCGAAAGAAACAAAGGCCGTGGAGATAAAGGTCATAAATAAAACGGAGGATCTCATCTGAAATTTATGGCAGACATTAAAATGCCAGACGGCTGGACCAAAGTGGGAATCGCAAATCCAAAATGGTGGTGCGAGGTTCACGAGGTATGGATCAGCGGAGATTTTTCAAAGTGTCCGATTTGCGAGAACGAAGCTCGATGGATAAGAGATGTCGCAAAAGACAGAGAGGAGATGTCCCGGGAATCGTATCGTTATAATCGGAGAAAACATTATCAGAGGCGTTTAACTTGGGATTAAATAATTAAATGCTTCCCGGCGAAAAAATAAACCGGGGAGGAAAAAAATGACATTAGAAAAAATAGAACAAGCAAGAGAGGAGTTTATAAGCGATCTTGAAAAAAATATCTGGCGCAAAGAGTGCAATGCCGCGTTTGATGAAACCAGGTTGTCATTGGTCCAGGCAGAAAGGCAGAAGGCAATCGATGAGGCAACGGAATTATACAAAGAGAAAGAGGCCATAGATCCTAAAGATCACACCAGAGAAACCAGGGAAAAGAAAAAAGCCATTGATAAGGATCTCGCCAAGGTGAATAAGATCGCCGACGATTGCGAGGACACGATGGCGCAGATAGTGACCGGAGTAAAAAATGCCCGGGCCGAGGCCAAGGCTTACAGGGACAGGGCAGATTTTGCAAAGACCTATGACATCAATGTGGTGAAGGTTGAGGAGAAAAAGCCAGAGGTAAAATAAATTTAAAGCCGGGGCGGGGTGAAGATCCTCGCCCCGGATTAAAAAAATGTATCAAATAACAATTATCAAAATAGAACAAGTCAAGGAGATCAGAAGGCAATATCAAAAGATTGCTGATTCAGGAAACGAACATGACAAAGGAGCGATCTATGGATATGTCAATATGACTGATGAAAATGTTAAAAAAGAAACGAAGATCTTGGAGCAAACAGTTGAACAGCTTGATTTGGCGGCCGTAATTAAAGCTGTAAACAAAATTTAGAAACAGTATAAAGCAAGAAATGCCGAAGATAATTCCTCGCAAGGAAAATGAAATATTAAAAGCAGTCAGAGAGGAGATCATCATGGACCCGATGATCTCTTTGTTGCGTTTGCAGCACAGGCTCAAGGATCGGGGCTTTGTGACTTATAAAAATAATCCGATTGAGGAGAACTATCTTAAAAAGCTTATTCATAAACTTAACAGGCAATCGCAAGTTGAGTGCGATCAAACTGAGATCTCGGAAAGGCTTGGCAAGACAAGAGAGCGTTTTGCTTTGATGATCGAGAAGCTTTTTAAGATTGCATTTTGGCGGGAGGAATATTTGCACGAGGGTTATCTTATTCCGAAATATCAAGACCAGATCAAAGCAATGAGCGCAATCGCTAAAATGGATTTGGCTTTATTGCAGGCGGAAATGGACGCAGGAGTTTTTGAGCGACATCTTGGAACATTGGATATTGATGTTGCTCGCAGAAAACCGATCCCGGAGAACTTGCGAGAGAACGCTTGGAAAGTATTTAAAAATTGGGGACTGGTTCCCCGAACGGCAGAAATGCCCAAATTAGAAAATGGATCAGATAAACAGCAACTTAATAACGCAATTGAACCCGCCGCTGCAGATACCGAAAGAGCTGCTTGATGATTACGATTGGAGGCGGGAGATGGCGAAAACATTCAAGGGATTTCTCTTGGTCTATCTGCCGCATTATTTAACATTGCCGCCGGGGATTTTTGCCGATGACCTTATAACCGATTTGAGCAATCCGCTTGAGAGGTTTCTTGATATTACAGGTTTTAGAGGGAGCGCGAAATCAACGCTGGGATCATTGGGCTTGCCGCTTTGGATGGCGCTGGTCAATCCGGAAGTTTATCCTTTTATTATTCCGATCGCAGACACAGGACTGCAATCCGGGCTGAACATTGCCAACATCAAAGAGGAGCTGGATAACAATCTGCTCATCAAGCAAGATTTCGGATCTATCAAAGGCGAATTCGTGGCAGATTGGACACTGGAATCAGAGGAGGAATGGCAGGCAAAGAATATGCTGCTATCAAATGGGGTGCGTATTTTGGGAAGATCCCGGGGCCAAAAGGTCAGAGGATTGAGGCACAAACAGCACAGGCCAAAGGTGGTTATTGTTGACGACCCGGAGGATTTGGATTGGGTAGCGAAAAAAGAGAATCGGGACAAGACGGAACGATGGCTCAAAGGCGAAGTGATCCCCGGTATAGATCCGAAAGTCGGCCGCTTGATAGTGATCGGAAACATGTTGAGCAATGACGCTTTAATGGCCCGGCTTAGGAAAAATCCGTTATTCAAGCACATTGAAATTCCGCTTATAAAACAGGAGGACGGAAAAAAGATTTATATGTGGCCCGCAATGTTTGGAAGTGATGAAGAAGTGGACAAGCTCAAGCAAGCAGTCGGCCCGGTATCATTTCAGCGCGAATACATGCTTAAAGCCGTCCAAGAGGAGGGCCAGCCGGTCAAAGAGGAATGGATACAGTATTATGACCTCAAGCCTGCAGAAGCCGACCAGGGAATGCGTGGCGTTGGCGTGGACCTTGCCATCAGCAAAAGGGAAACGGCAGACTATACGACAATGGTGGATGGCACGATTTGCTTTATAAACGGCCAGCCGAGAATTTATATCGAGCCTTACCCGGTGAATGACAGGCTTTCATTCTACGAAACGATAGAAACGGCCAAGGCCAAAAGCACAATAAGCCAGGGAATGACCTTTTTCGTGGAAGATGTGGCATATCAGAGGGCGGCCATTGAAGAAATGCAGCGCAATTTGTTGGCGGTGGTTCCGATGAAAGCGACCACAGACAAGCGCGCGCGGTTGCTATCGGTTGCGCCATATATTCAAAATGGAACGGTCCAATTCGCCCGGATAGGAAATGAGGATCTTATTATTCAATTGCTGGGCTTTGGGATTGAGGCGCACGACGATTTAGTCGACGGCTTAGTGGATTTAATTTCGGGATTAATAAAAAACTATATTCAAAATTGCGAAGTGATAGCGCTATGATGTTAAACCTCGATCACTTAAGCCCGGAGTGGCAAAAAACTATCAAAGAGCTGGCAACCATAGCGCCGCAGTTGGAATTTGGGGAGGTTAAAATTTTGATTCAAAATAGAATCCCGAATTTATACGAATACACGATCAAGCGTAAGCCAAACGACACGAGCAAGTTTCAGGTCATTGGTTTAGGAGATTAAATTTGCTAAAAAAATAGAGCGTGATATAATGATTTTGTAGTATTCTTTTAATTTAAAAATTTAACCTGACCGGACATACCGGAGGGCTTGCAATCAAACTCGAAAGAGGGCGATTGCAAGCCCTTTTTTGTTATATGAACATCTTAGATAAAACACTCAATGCAATGGGGCTAGTGCGAAAAGGTTTGACCTTGCCCTTAGCTTCCGGGGTGGCGTCCAACGCTTTCGCAACGCTATTCTCAACGAATAAGATCTCGGCCTACCAAGCAATGCAATTAAATAAGGGCTGGGTTTACGCTTGCGTCCGGGCCATTGCTGAAGGACTGGCCGGATTAAGATTCAGACTTTTTCAAACAGCCAAGGACGGAACAGTTGAGGAAATATTCGAGCATGAGCTTTTGGATTTGCTGCACAGCGTCAACCAATTTCAAACGGAATACGATCTTAAATATTTGACCGGATCTCATCTTGAGCTGACCGGAAGTTCTTATTGGTTGCTCGATGGAGTGAAAAACGAAATGAGCAAACCGACCGCAATTTTTCCGCTGAATCCAAAATATGTAAAAGTCTTGAAAGCGCCTTTGCCGCAGTTTATATCCGGATACGAATATACCGTTGACACGACAACCAAGACGCTGAAACCTTACGAGGTCTTGCATATTAAATATCCTAACCCGGACGACATCTATGAAGGGCGCGGGACAGTTGAGGCGATCTATGACTGGATCATGGCAGATTATTATTCAACGATGGTCAACGCTAAATATTTCAAGAATGGCGCAAAGCTGGGCCATATTTTGAAACCAAAAACGGCTCTGCAGCCGTCGCAAATAAAAAGCTTGCGCGAATCATTCGAGGCTTTGCAAAGCGGCGCGGAAAATTCTTATCGTCCGTTTGTGCTGCCGTGCGACATCGATGTTGAAAAAGAAAGCGACAATCCAAAGGATATGGATTTTGCCAATTTGCAGAAGGTATCACAGGACAAGATCCTGGCAGGTTTCCGGGTCCCGAAAACTGTCCTGGGGAGCGCAGAGAGCGAAACCAACAGGTCAACGGCCGAAACCGCAAACTATGTATTCTCAAAAAGGACATTGTGGCCTAAGTGCGAATTGATCTCGCAATATCTCAATGAGTTTTTAGTGCCGCGCTATGGCGACAATTTATATTTAGAATTTGAAAACCCGGTCCCGGAGGACAAGGCGGCCGAGCTTGAGGAAATGAAAGCGGCAACAGGACTGCAGCCGGTGATGAGCATTAACGAAGCCAGGGAGGAATACCTGGGGCTTGGTCCGGTAGAGAACGGGGAGAGCGTAATGGGCAGCGCGATGATGAGTGTGATCGGCGCGCCGGTTAAAGAATCGAAAGCGGTCAGACGGACCGGGACAAAGAAGCCGTCAATCAGATTTACAAAGAACGCGCAAAACCGAAAGAAAATATCCGAGGACATCGCGGAGAAAACCGTCCAGCTTATAGCCGCGGGAGAAAAGAAACTCGCTGAAGCAAAACAAAAAGCGATCAAGGATATTTCCAAAATGAGCGATGAAGATTTTGAGCCGATCCATAAAGCATTTATCGGCCGGGTTTCGCCATACGAAAAGAAACTGGCGAAAGTGGTGCGCGGATTCAACAAAGACCAAAAGAAAGAAGTTGTCGCCAACATTAAAAAGCTGGCCAAGGGAGTGAAAATAAACAAGACAGATATTTTTGACAAGAAAAAATGGATCAATGTTTTGATAGACCTTTCAACGCCTGGCCTGCTTGAGCTTTTTAAAAAGGAAGGAGAGGAGGCAATGTCATTGATGGGTGCGCAGGGATTCACGATCAGCAAGGAATCCAAGAACGCCGTGGAATTGGCCATTGAGCTTTTATCCCGAAGTTATAACGATACGACGCTGGACGCGCTCAAGACTGTTTTAGAAGAAGGTCAAGCCGAGGGACTGGGATTAGATGAGCTGGCGTCCAAGATTGACGATGTCTACGAATATAGCGACATCACCCGGGCCGAAACTGTTGCCCGGACTGAAACCTTCCGTATTGCCAACGAAGCAACGCGCACAGCCTGGAAAGAAACCGGGGTCGTCAAAACGATCAAATGGTTTACCGCAGCGGACGAAAGAGTGTGCGACTGGTGCGGGCCAATGCACGGAAAGACAGTCGGCATTGATGATTCATTCTTTAAAAAGGGCGATTCGGTCACCGGAACAAGCGGCCAAGAGATGAGCCTTGATTACAGCGATGTTGACGCGCCGCCGCTTCACGCAAATTGCAGATGTTATACCCGGCCCGATGAGATCGAGGTTAATTTTGATGAAGGGAAAGGTCAAGAAAATGACGATGGCGAATTAGACGATATTTTAAATGTTCTTAAAGAGCAATAAAAAATATGGCAACAAAACAAGAAAAATTAATTGAGATCAAATCATTGCTCAAAAAGCGAGAGCTTGATTTATCGAATAAGCAAGTTGAAGCATTGACCAAAAAAATTGATGAGTTGGTTATTGCGATCAAAGCAAAGCCGGAAACGCATATCGTCACGCAAATTCCTTCAACGATCCATGTTGATAATTTGAAAGAAATAGAGAAAGCGCCGGAGATCGTGACTGTCAAAAATACCGATCGGCAGATCACCGGATCGGTGGACATCAAGAATTTCCCAAAGAAAATAGAGGTGGAAATGAAAAAGCCGGGATGGGTTAAAGATGTGCAGCAAGTGGAAGTCACGAATAAACCGGAGAAACCATTCTGGATTGACGGAGCGATTGCCGACATTATGGGCCTTTTTGCCGCTTTATTCGCCCGTGTAGCGGCTGGAACGGTGGAAGGGATATCAAAGACTCTTTCAAGTCTATGGGCCGCAGGAATGACCGTTCGCTTTAAAGGACCGCAAGCGGTGATGATAATAGATTCGCAAACCGGCAAACCGATGAATAAATACGATTTTGGCGGCGGAAATGGCGGGGCAATGATGGGCGTTGATACGAATCCGGTCAAGGACATGCTCGAGCAATACAAGATCAGCGACATGGACGACGCAGCCGATCCTAAATATTACGGATTTATAAACAAAGACGGTGATTGGTATATCGTCCAGGAGAACACGGCGAGCAAGACATATCGATATTGTAAGGGATCTGGCAATTATGACACCGCGACGACCGGTGCATGGGCGACAAGAGCCAGCCTAGTTTACGATTATTTTAACAAGGTATTTTAATCAACATTAATAAAAAACAAACATGGCAAAACAAGAACCAAAAGTTTCATTTTACGATCCGACCGTCAATGCTTTTCGAGAGATCAGTGTTGAAAGGGCCAAAGAATACATCAAAGGCATGGAAGATGTAAAAAAGCAGATCGCCGAGATCGAAGGAACGGAAACCCCGAAAGAGGAAACCGTCCCGCAAGAGTAAAAAATAAAAAACATTAAATAAAAAACAAACATGGAAACAAAAGAATTATCAATGGCTGAATTTATCGGCCACAAAACAAGGTGGACAATTGAAAAATTTTCCAGCGATGAGGATTTTGCCGCAGGGAAATCCTACGACAAAGTGAATATTGATGGCAATTGTCTTTGCAATGAAGGCATTAACGAGATCAACAAACTGATCGCCGGAACAGGCGGGGCGCAATATAGCAATGCTCTTGCTAACTTAGTTGTCGGAACAGGATCAGGAGCGGCCGCCGCAACCGATACGGAAGCGACATTCACCGCGCCGGTTAAAAAGACGATGGATACCAGCTTTCCGACCTATGGAACTAGCCAAAAAATAACCTGGCAGTCAACCTATGCGTCCGGTGACGCAAACCAAGCTTGGGGAGAGTTCGGAGTTTTGAACGCCGCCTCATCCGGTAAGTTGCTTAATCGCAAAGTGTCCGCGCAGGGAACGAAGGTATCCGGTCAAACCTGGGTTTTAACCTTGGAAATCACTTTAAGCTAAGTGTCTTTACTCTGCCCATCGATAAGGTGGGCAGAGATAAGGAAATACAAAAAAATAAAATTATATTATTGTAAATGGCAACAATATTTACTGATGACTTTGAAACAGGGAATTTTAATAATTGGACAGGAGTAACGACCGGAAGCGGTGCGGTAATTGAAATTGTCACTGCCGTTAAATATAAAGGGACTTATTCAGCACATTTTTCAACGCCAGCAGGTTCTTGGGCAACAAGATATAAAACCCTCGCGTCATCTTACACCGATTTGTATGTCAGGGAATATGTCAGGCTGGATGATTTGCCCTCTTCAGGAAATTTGGTGACTATGATGGGGCTGTTCCATGGAGTTCCTTCAGACGCTGGAACAATCGCTGTTGCCTGTCTTTATAACAATGGAGGAACGCCATATTGGGGAGTCAAGTGGAGAAACGGAGCAAGCCTTACGATGGAGTTAAGCTCATCGGTGGCAACCACCGGTGCTTTCCATTGCATTGAGTTAAGGGCAGTGGTTCACAATTCGGCAGGTATTATTCAGTTCTGGGTTGATGGAACTCTTGTTATTGAATTAACAGGTAAAGACACTGATGGAGTCGGAAGCATAGACAATGTTTCGGCAGAGGCTGGAACTTATGGTTACACATCACTTGCAGAAGATTGGGTTGATAATTTTATTGTGGCGCAGGAATATATTGGCGTTGATTCTTCCCAAATTAGTATTCCTGATAATGGTGTTGGAACTGATTCCGTATCAATCAAAGTAAAAATTGGAATTACTGAGTCCGGCATTGGAGCGGACGCGGCTCCGGGGGTTAGGAATTCATTTAAAATAACTGAGTCCGGGAATGGTTCCGATAGTCCAAAAGTAAAAAACTCTTTCAAAATTTCCGAAACCGGCAGCGGTTCGGATTCGGCTTTGGTTAAAGCGATTTTGGCGGTGTTGGAAACTGGACACTGGACGGATTCAATAAGCATTTTAGCGAGGATAGCGGCAACGGATACGGCCCATGGTTCGGACGCAATAAGCGTGCTGGCACGGATAGCCTTAACCGATACAGGAGCCGGTTCGGACGCGGTTAATGCTTTAATCCGATTGGCGGCACAAGATACCGGCCATGGCAACGATGTTATATCGGTGCTTGCTAGGATTGCAACGACAGACATCGGACATGCTTCTGAGGCATTGAGCATTATTGTCAGAATTGCTTTATCAGAAAACGGAAGTGGTGCCGATGTTGCAGGAGTGCTGGCAAGAATTGCGGTCACTGATACCGGCGCAGGAAATGAAGCGTTAAGTTTGGCATTGAGCATTGCGATAACGGACACGGCGGCCGGAGCAGAAACAATCTCAATATTGCGGAAGATATTCGTTTCGGAATTGGCAAGTGGGAACGACGATATAGCATTAAAACTTTTTAAAGCAATAGCGGAAACAGGAAATGGAAACGACGCGGCGACAATCGCAACGAGTTTATTAATCGACGATAACGGACAAGGAACCGATCTCGCAAGTTTGGTCATCCGGGCGGCAATAACGGACAGCGCAACCGGCGATGAGCTGCTGACCATTCTAAGAAAAATCAATGTGACAGATTCGGGAGCAGGTGCGGACTTGTTGCAGGTGATCGTGAGTTTTCTTATTTCCGATACCGGCAGCGGAACTGAATCGGAGCCGGGAGTTGGAACAGCAATCGGGGTCGGAGATAACGGATCAGGTAATGACGCGATCTCGCTTCTTTCCCGGATATTGCTGGACGATACCGGATCGGGAAATGATTCGCTGGCCGCTTTGGTTCAGCTGGCCGTGAGCGACGACGGAACCGGAAGCGATTCGTTAAGCGTCATTACCCGGTTGGCAGTTTTGGATTCAGGAATCGGAGCTGAGATCGTGAGCGTGTTAATTGGCATTGCGATCGCAGACACCGGAAACGCAGAGGATGTCATCTCAATCATCGGGAACATTGGGAAGGGCTATCATTACGGAAAAATCCATTGCTTAAAAGAGGCGTTGGCTTTGGGAGCCTGGATCAAGCGCAAAAAATATCCGTATCCGAAGTGCAATAAAAATGATTAAACTTGCATAAATTTGCGAATATATTATAATTAAATTGTTAAAGTATTTACAATTAAAAAATTAACCTGACGAGAATTACTCGAGGGCTATCGGCTTGGGAAATCCTAATGGATTACTTAAGCGGGTAGCCCTCTTTTTGTTTATAAAAATATGCCTAAAACATTCGAAAAAATCAGCGAAGAAGTCGCAAAAAAGATGGCCGAAACTTTGGCCGGATTAAACCTAAAAGAATTCACGGAAAAAACAAAAGCGGCGCAGGATTCCGGAACTTTTGAGGTTATCGTTTCAACGGATAACGAGGATCGCCAGGGCGAGATCTTGGATCAAGCCGGGCTGAATACCGAGTTTTATTTGACCAATCCCGTCGTTTTATGGGCGCACGATTACCACAGCCTGCCGATCGGAATAACCGAAAGCATAACCAAGGAAGGAAACAAAACCATCGCCAAAGGAAGGTTCGCGCCGGAAGAAGCCAATTCATTCGCGCAACAGGTCCGCAAATTATATGACGCGGGAATCGTCCGGACGACCTCTGTCGGATTCATTGCCAAGGAAATGAAAGGCAATGTCATCACATCATCCGAGCTTTTGGAGTTTTCTTTTGTCCCCGTCCCGGCCAATCCTTACGCCCTTTCAATGAGGACGCTCAAGGATCTCGGATTGGACGCTGAAATGCTCAAGATGAAAGGCTTGGAAATTTCCGAAAAAGGAGAGGTTTCCGACGAGGAAAAGAAACGCATTGATCGTCAATTGAAATGGGAGAACCTGGACAAATGCGATTCGGTCATCGGCGCTTTTTATAATGTTTACCTGGACGAAAACACCACAGTTGAAAAATTCAATGATCTGCTCGCCGAAACGATTCAGCTATTGAGCAAAATCCTTCCTGCTGAAACAACCGCAACGGAGGAAGTCGCCAAAGCTGTTGCCGAAGGGAAAACGATTGACCGGGGCCAAGAGAAAAGGCTGGAAAAATTAACACAATCTATCAACGGCTTAAAAGCCGAGATCGCCGCCTTAAAAAAGGGTGACGAGGAGAAACCCGCAGAGGGAACTCCGCAAGAAGGGTCGCAAAACGCAGGATCTGACGAAGTCGTCAAAGCAATTAAATTGATTGGCGAAACGAAACAGGTGTTGCGAATGGTTAGCACTGCAGTGAGCGATTCATTGCAGAAAATAAATAGAGAGATGAAGTCGTAAATAAATAAATTTAATTTTAAAAAACACTATGGAACCAGAAGTTTTAGAGGAAATAAAAAAATCCATTGCCACCGTCGTTGACGAATCAATGGAAAGGAACTTGGCCAAAGCTGTCGGCCCGATGGTCGCCGCCGAAACCAAGAAAATCGTTGAAGCCATGAAGCTTGAAAAAGCTATCTATGGAAAAGACAGGACCGGATTATCCGATGAGCAAAAAATGAGCTTTGCCGGGATAGTCCAAAAAGCCGCTGGCTTTAAAACCAAAGCCAATGAGCTTTTAAGCGAAACCGATAATGTCGGCGGGTATTTAATACCTGTTGAAGTTGAAGCCGCTATCTTAAGGATCGCCGCTTCTGTCGGTATCGTTATGAGCCAGGCCCAAACTTGGCCGATGGCAACTGACGAATTGCAGATCCCGTCTTATAGCGGATCGTTCTTAGAAGGTGCGTATTTGGCGACAAATACCGCCGGAACCAATACTGCGGTCACATTTGGCCAGGCAGTATTGCAGATCAAAAAATGGCAGTTGGCATTTGTTGTCGGTAACGACCTTATGCAGACCGCCAGCGTTGATCTCGCTAATTGGTTGTTAGCGTTAGCCGGAGAGGCTCTCGCCAACATGATCGACAAGCAAGGATTTGTCGGAACCGGCGCTCCGTTTACCGGGATCACCAAGAACGCAAGCGTCACCGTTTACAACTTGGGCGGTTCGACAACCTCCGGAGAAGTGAACTTTGACGACATCACCTTGCAAGATCTGTCCGATATTATTGCTCAAGTTGAGGAATCGATACTGGATGGCGCAGCTTGGTATTTTGAGCGCACCGTTTGGGCTAAGATCCGCTGCATTAAGGACGGCACATATTATGTCCTTCCTTACGCTGGCGCGGCCTCCAATGGCGTGTTAGCCAATAACCCGACAGGCGGCGGAGTGAGAATCGCCGGAGAGATCCTCGGATTCCCGGTCTTTACTTGCAGACACTTGCCCGCTTGGTCCGCAACCGCTGTCAGCACGATCTATGGAGTATTCGGCAATTTGAAATGCTTGGCCTTCGGACAAAAATCCGGAATGACCGTCGAGCAGTTCAAATCCGGAACCTTCGGAGCCAAAGAGATCGCTCTGACCGATCAGCAAGGCTTGGTTTATAAGAACAAACATGCCTTGGTCGTGGCTTTGCCTACCGGCTTGGTCAACATCAAGACCTCAGCGTCCTAGACCTGAATCTATCCCGGCGCTTTGGATTGTCCGGAGCGCCCGGATAGAATAATAAATTTTAATTTTTAAACACAATGAAATCAGTATTCGACAATATTCTCTCCAAAGTTGCATTGCGACCGATCGCAGCTTCTTCAGAGCAAGTCGGCGTGGCAATCGATACCTTGGGCTATAGCAGCTTAATGGTGACGGTTGAAAACGGCGCGGCTACCGGAACCCCGGACAGCTATGTCGTGGACGGAAAGATCACCGAGTGCGCAACATCCGGCGGATCTTATACCGACATCACCGGCGCGGTAATTACGCAGATGACCGCCAACAATAAATCAGCGCAGATCCGCGTTGATGGATTGAATGACGGCACCCGCCTTCGCTATATCAAGGTAGTCGTGACCCCGGCAATGACCGGCGGAACATCGCCTAAAGCCTTGGTTTCAGCGAATTGCATGCTCGGCAGAGGACAAAAGTTACCTGTCGGCAACAGCGCAACGCCCGCCTAGGATTTATTTTTGATTGATTGCCCCCGGTTTTCATTTTTTCCGGGGGCAAAAATAAGAAATCAATTTTATGGCAGAAACATTAATCGCAGACGCATTAACCACAGTTCAAAGAGTAAAGGACAGATTGGCACTTGCAGTTGCAAGCACTGGCTTTGATTCGGTTTTCTTGCGATTAATTTCAGCTGCCAGTGAGTTTATAAAGCACGAGTGCGGGGTCGCGAGTTTCAAAGAGGCTACTTACTCTCAAGAAAAATATTCTTTTGATCGTGCCACGGATAAGCTCTTTTTAAAAAACATTCCGGCAACGGCAGTCGCGACGCTTTACTATAATGTCGGCTCGCTTGGAACGCCGTCCTGGACCGCTTACGCTTCCGATGATTGGAGCTTTGACATTGATTCCGGCATTATCACTTTACAAGGAACATTCCCGATCGGGCAAAAAACAGTCGCCGTCACTTATACCGCCGGATACAAAATAGACTTTGCGAATTTCGGCAGCGCGACGCATACCTTGCCGGCAGATTTAACGGAGCTTTGCGAGAGGCTGGCCGTGAGATGGTTTAAACGCAGAGAAGCGGAAGGAAAGACCGCCGAGAGCATGAACGGAGGATCAATCACCTGGGACAAAGACATCACGAGTGAGGACAAAGCAATTTTAACAATGTATAAAAGGATTTTATTTTAATGGCCGATTTCAAAGTAGAAATTCAAGGACTGAAAGAGCTGCAAAAAGCGCTGAAAGATTATCCGAAAATATCCGGGCCGATATTTCATAAAGCAATGTCGGCAACCGCAACTATTTTTTCCAAACATACGCAGAAAAATGATCCGATACCGTGGAGGACAGGATTCTTATTTATGAGTTTCAGACATACATTCGGGCCAATGGAAGCGAAATGGGGTCCTACCGTTAAGTATGCGCCTTATGTGGAATTCGGGAGAGGAGAAGTGGTCCCGGTCAATAAAATGGCATTGTCCTGGAAAAATGTTGGCGGAGGTAGGATCTTTGCCAAGAGATCAAGACCGGCAAGCGCAAGGCCATTCATGCAAAAAATAGTTGATAAATCAACGGACGATGTGAATAAGCTTTTTGTCAAAGCATTAGACGCGATCAACCAAAGGATCGCAAATCAAAAATAACATGGCAGTTGAAACAGATATAAAAAACCAAATAAAAACCTTGCTCGGAGCCTTGGTCACAGCCGGGACATTGGGCGAGGTGCAAAGCGATGATTTCAAAAAAAATCTCTTATTCGACAACATTGCAAAGTTTCCTGCAGCCATCGTTTCTCCCGCAGCGATTGACAGCGATACCGAAACCAACCGCGACAACCTCCGGACCTACGAATACCAAATCCTCATCGTCAGCAAAGCGGAAGCCATCACGAGCGAAACGCAAATCGAAGATCTCCGGGAAGCGATAATGAACGCATTTGACAACGATCCAACGCTTAGCGGAAAGGCAAACGGCGGCCTGACACCATCATCAAGCAGGCCGGAGCCGGATGATTCCAACAGTTATATTGCATTTTTAATAACCATAAAAGCAAAAGCGCTTTATACGCACACTTAAAAATATGGAAAAAGACTACAAAAACAAAGCAATCGACGGCCAGGAAAAGGAAGTAAAAAACAAGGCCCCGGAACCGCAAGAGGAAGAATTTTTCTTCCCGGGCGGACAAGAATATCTGCCCTGCACAATCAAAGCGAAAAGTCGGCAAGAGGCAGAGGAAAAATATAATCAAATAAAAACTAAAGTTAATTAAAAAACATGGCAGCACACAAAGGTTTAGGCAGAGAGCGGCAGTTTGGGATAGCTCGCGAAACGGTTCGCGGCACATCCGAAACCGCAGCAACATTTTGGATTCCGTTTGATGAGCTTGATGTCCAAGAAAAAGACACCAAGATCATGGACGAGCAAGCCAGGGGAATAATTGAGGATAATATCGGGCAATCAATTATCCAGCAATGGGCCGAGCATAAAGTGACGGCTCCGATAACGGATAAGGCTTTCGGGCTTATTCTTTATTCAACATTAGGAACATTGGCCACCACTGACAACGCGGACACTGATCCGACCGTAAAGGATCATACAATTACGGTGACTCAATCAAGTCAGCACCAGGCTTTATCTCTTTTTATAGACGATCCGCTGGCCGCTGCGGATTATAAATACGCTCTTGGATGTTCGGAATCCTTGGAATTGAAGTTTGAAAAGGATAAATTCTTGGCTTTTACCAAGACCTTGAAGTCCAAGAAAGGGGCTACGGCTACGCTTACGCCCTCTCAGAACGCCGAAAATCGCTTCTTGCCCAAACACTTGGTATTCAAGCTGGCGAGCGCGTATAGCGGTTTAACGGCTGCAAGCGCGGTTTCAGTAAAGTCCTTGTCCCTCAAGATAACCAAAAATCTTGAGCCGGATTGGGTCCTTGGCAGCATTTCCCCGGCTGATTTCTTGAATAAAGCCTTTTCAATCGAAGGAGATGTTGAGCTTTTGTGGGACGCGGAAACTTATAAGACCTTAACCTTGGCCGGAACATCGCAAGCCATGAGGATAGATCTTATCAATACCGATGTTACGATCGGAGCGGCCGCAAACCCGGAGGTTCAGATCAACCTTGCCAAAGTCATCTTCCAGGAGATCGCCGTATCCGGAGGGCTGAACGAATTCGTCAAACAAACGCTGAAATTCAAAGCTTCTTATAGCACGACAGATTCTTTGATGATCTCGGCAAAAGTCGTAAATGTCCAAGCGAGTTATTAAAAATAATAAAAATTAAATTAGAAAAAAAATGGAAAACAGAGAAACAAAAAAATTGTCTTGCCCAAGCGGCAAAGAGGTGGAGATAAAAACATATATCACTCCAAGGGAAAGGAATATTTTAAAAAATATCTTTTTCAAAAATATGAAATTGGAAAATGATAGTGGCGCTCCGAAGATCTCAGAGATGTCCGGAGAGGTGATGATCGAAGCCGAAGAAAAAACAATTGATTTGATGGTTATTTCTTACGATGGAAATTCCGAAAATGTGCTGGATAGAATTTTAAATGGAACCGTTGAGGATTACGATTTTATTTTAGATGAGGTCAATAAAGTTACAAAGGGAACTTTTACGACAGCGAAATAGTCAGTTATGAATGGCGGCGCTATTTCGCTACAGGAAAAGCCGATCTGACAGATTATATGCTTGAAGCATTGATTTGTAGGGGGATGGGGGGATGGAGTCATGATCAATATCAAAATACTCCAGAGCCATATTTGGACACATGTGCAAAAATGCTTCAAATCGAGGAAGAAGAAAGAAATAAAAACCGCTAGCAATGAGCTGGCGGTAGGATTAATCAAAATTTACTTCAATTTTATCGGGTCGGAAGTAGCAACGACAACCATGTCGGCATTGAGGGAAAGGAGGAAGATTGACCCCGACCTTGGCGAATTCAATAGGGATGATCTTATTATGTTGGGGGCCACATATTTCACAGACTTTATCGTCGTCGACAGTAAAGATCTTAAGAGTTTTTACACAGTCAGATTTTCTCCATTCAGATAGATTATTTTGAGCGATTTCAAAAAAATCGAGGTTCATTTTAAAAAATTAACGGACCACTGCGAATAGAATTCCTAAGGATATTCCGATGGTAATAATAAGAACAATTAATCTCACGGTCCGGGCTGAATTATTTTTAGGCTGGCCTGGGAATAGATAAGTCATCAATAAAATGGAGCTGAATATAATGGCAAGAGCAAAAATAATTTTAGCTAAATCTTTAAAAATAAGTATTGAAACCAATCCCAGTATCCAAAAAGTGACCGAAAATTTGACCATTTTGTCTTTATTCTTAATAGCGGTTTCCATATAAAAAAATTTAATGATTATTATCCATAGCGTATAGCATAAAATCATGGCAGAGGCAACATCAAAATTGACAATTTTAGCCACGCTTAAGGACAATGTTTCTTCGGCGATGAGAAGCATTAGTAATTCGCTTTCTGATTTGGGAGGAGCGATTAATTTCACCGGCGACAAAAGTGGACTGTTAGCTGGTGGCCTTGCTGCTCTTGGAGGGACTACTATCCAAAAAGGTATTTCTGCATTTGCTGACGCAGAAACCGCAATGGCCAAGTTTGACGCTATTATTAAATCGTTGCCGCCTGGGTTGCAAAAATATCGCGAAGAATTACTTGCTGCGGCTGATGGAGCGATGAATCTTGGATTTGATGATGATGAAGCTGCAATATCAGCAGCCAAATTATTAAGTGCCACTAGGGATAAAAAATTTGCACTGCAAGCTTTGGGTGTTGCCATGGACTTAAGTAGATATGGAGGCATTAGCCTAGAAGCAGCTACTCAAAAACTTATTTTATCGTTTCAAGGAGGAGGAAAACTTTTAAAAGAATTCGGGATTAATGTTGATGACCATGCCTCAAAAGAAACTATATTGGCGGCGGTAATGGAAAAAGTGAATGGCCAATCGGAATCATATATTGAAACTCTTAATGGGATGGGTGCAGCTGCGACAGTCGCAGGAACCAATATATCCGAAGGACTTGGCCAGCCTTTTGGAAAATCAATAGAACAAACACTTAAAATAATTGGGCTAAGTGATGATTTAAATAAAAAAATAAAAGAATTGGAGCCATTATGGAATTCTCTTGGATTGGCTATTGGAGCAGTGACTTTAATTTTAGCGTCAAAAGCTATTCCGGCTATTGCTGAAACAGTTATAGGATTTTTAGGATTAAATAGCGCGATAACCATAGGATCAGCCGGAATAATGGCCAGCCTTGGGGTGTGGCTTTTAGTGGTAGCTGCCATAACATTAGTAGCTTATGCGACATATCAACTCATCACTAATTGGGACAAAGTTAAGGCATTTTTATTAGACTGTTTTGAAAAAATAAAGAATGCCGCATTGATAGCATTTAAGGCAATAGTTGATTTTCTCACTTTAGTGGGAAATCAAATAAAAGAGATTTGGAATATAGTTGGAAATTTTTTATCTGAAAAATGGCAAGCAATAAAAACAACTGCAATTAATATTTTTACGAGCATTAAAGACGGCATTAAAAATATTTGGGACGGAATTGTAGAAAATATTAAATCAGCCGTCAACTCTATAATTTCTTTTATTAATTCAATGCTCGGCGCGATCAATAGCATTAAAATCTCTGTCCCGAAAGTGGAGTATTGGCCCGGAAAGTTTTTCGGAGGATTTGAGGTTGGATTTCCGCAGATTCCGACAATTCCATTGCTTGCTAAAGGCGGCATAGTGAGAAGCCCGACGCTGGCAATGATCGGAGAGGCCGGGCCGGAGGCGGTCATTCCTTTACGCGGCGGATTCGCCGGAGCTGGTGGAGGAATCAATATTTATCTTCAGGGAGATTTTTATACAGATGAAGAAGTGGCTACCAAATGGGCCGACAAGCTAGCTAAATTAATCATGTATCAGATCAGATTATAATGGCTATTACTCTTAAAATTAACAGCGTTGATTGCAGCTCGAGCGTTGACTGGACGAGCTTGCAATGGACGACAGTTTTGACTAAAGAGGTTGATCGTCTTGATTTTGTAGTTAAAAAAACAGGAACGAAAACTATCCCGGTGGCAAATGACGTGGTGGAATTATTGGAAGATGGAATCAAACTTTTCGGCGGATTAGTGGTAGAGAAAAACGAAAAAATGGTCGGTGGAGTTTTAATCGGATATGACATCAAATGCAAAGATTATAGTCACAAACTTGATGGAAAATTAGTAGTAAAAAATTATAGTTCATGGAATGGGGACGATATTTTTAAAAGCATAATCAGCACCTACACAACAGGATTCACAACTATCAATGTTAAGCAATGCGATGTCAGCTTAAAAAGCATTAAATTTAATTATGAACAAGTTTCCAGAGCGTTAACTCAGCTTTGCGATCAAATCGGTTGGGATTGGTATGTCGATCCAGACAAAGATCTTCATTTCTTTGATGAGGAGATGTCCCTGGCTCCATTTAATCTATCGGACACTAATGATAAATACGAATTTCAAACATTAGAAATCAACGAATCGGTCGTTAATTTGAAAAACCATGTTTTTGTCAGGGGCGGAGAATACAAAAGCACGATCGCTGAGGCTTCGGCTGTTGATGTATATAAGGGGAATAGCACACAAACAACCTTTCCTTTGGCTTATAAATACGACGATATAACGGTCACAGTCAATGGAGTGGTCCAAACGATCGGGACAGACCAACAAACAGACCCCGTGACGGTTGATTGTCTTTATAATTTCGATGAAAAATTTGTCAAATTTACTGTCGCGCCCGGAGCGTATACGGTCAAAATTTTTGGAGATGCCTATATCCCAATTATTGCTGCTGTCAGAGATCAAGCGAGCATTACGGCTTATGGAGAATATCAACAGGCGATAGTTGATAAATCAATAGAATCAATTGAAGAAGCTCAAGGCCGGGCCAGGTCCGAACTTAAAAAATACGCAGAAAGCGTCCATGAAGGAAGATTCAAAACTATTCAAACAGGGTTAAGGGTTGGGCAGAAGATTAATGTTAAAAGCACTATCAGAAATATTGACCGAGATTTTAAAATAATTCGTATAGTCGGTCGGGCTAGAGGATCGGACCATTTGGAATATGATGTTTCGCTACTTGCTTCTGGACAAGTGACTTTTACTGACATAATGGTCAATTTAATAAACGCGGATAAGAAAAATATAACTATTGCCTCCAATGAGGTGTTGCAGCGTTTAGAATTGTTTGACGAAACAATCACTTTTCCGGCCGAAATCGTAACTGCAACTAAAAAATCGCCGCCTTACACTTGGGGCATTGGAGGGTCCAATGATCTCAAATGGGGGTTTGGGACTTGGTCTTAATATGAACAATGAACACATTAAAAATTTATTAAAATCGTTGAGTCTTTCAGATGAAAATATTCTGAAAGTTTTAGAGGAGATAGGATCGTCCGGAAAGGTTAGGATTTTAAAACACAAAGCCGGGACCAAGGATCTTATAAGCGTTGGCCATTGGATGAAAAATATCGTTGTTTGCGATAGCAACACTGGGAGAAATTTAATAGTTCAAAAATTGGCTGGAATTAATACATATACCTGCAATATCACTCATGGATCAATAGGAACCGGGCAGGCTACGCCAGCTAATTCCGATACACATCTGACAACCCCGATCGTGACCGTTGCCTTGACAGATTCATCGATTCCGACAGTTAATGTTGCCTCCCTTCAATTCTTTTTCCCGGACAATATTCTTGCTAATGGGACTTATTACGAATTTGGAACCTATATTGATACAAATCAATTATTTAATCACTGTCTATTTGATACTTCCTATGTTAAGGCGGCAGGGGAAGATACAACGGTAGAAGTGCAATTCACCATTAATTAATATGAAATCAACAGCAACCACAACAAACGCAACGGCTACAGCCGCGCAATATAATAACCTTAGAAAAGACGCTTATGGAGGATCAATGCTGCTCGCGCACGAGCAAACATCTCCTGGGCTAACTCTTTATGTCGAACCAGGATCTTGTTTCGTGGGAACAATTAAAGTAATTTTTGTCGGCGGAAATTCTCCGTCTTTTTCTGCGCCGGCGGCCAGCAATAAAAGAATAGATCTTTTGACCATAGATAGCGCTGGAACGCTGGCAATAACCCAAGGGACGGCCACAACTGGCACTCCTGCAGTTCCGGATTATCCGGCCGATAAACTGGTCATAGCGGAAGTATATTGTCGCGCAGCAATGACAAGTGTCAAAGATGTTGACGACGCTGCCAATGGATATATCTATAACGATGTCCGGCCAATATTGAGGACTTTCAATGGCGTGAATTATATCGCCTCCGCTGGATCGGCTAATGCCTATACCTTAGCTTTAAATCCATCGATCGCTTCTTATGCCACCGGAGCCGTATTTTACTTCAAAGCCAATTTCTTAAACACAGGAGCGGCGACTCTTAATATCAACGGATTGGGAGCGAAAACAATCAAGAAAAATTATAGTTTCGATCTTGCTGGCGGAGATATCCAAAATGGCCAGCTTGTCTTGGTCCAATATGACGGAACGAATATGCAGATGTTGAGCCAGATCGGAACGGATCTCTTGGAGGCTCAAAAATACGATGTTGATTCCTACACCTTCGGCGAAACCATCGCCATCAATGATTCGCTTTATCTAAAGGCCAGCGATAGCAAAGTTTATAAAACAGACGCGGACTTTGCCGATGAAAGAGTGGAGTTTTTAGGCTTTGCGAAAGAAGCCGGAAACGCCAATGATGTCAAAAAGGTTCAGACATCCGGGAAGGTGACAGGGTTCACAGGATTAACAACGGGAGCAATTTATTATCTTTCAGGAACAACCGGAGCAATCACGATCACGCCAGGAACTTATATGACTAGAGTCGGGAAAGCCATAAGCACGACTGAAATTTTTATTGACAGAATACAGTCATTTTGGACAACTGTTCCATCGGAAAATTTAAGGAATAGTGATGATGGAGGTAAAGGAACCGGAGTGACTTCTTATACCAAAGTTAAAGAAGTGAAAATAAATTTTAATACCTATGGAACGATCAGAATAAAATTTCATTTGTATTGTCAAGCTTCAGGAGGCCAAGGAAAAGTTTATAAAAATGGAGTTGGTTTAGGCGGCGAAGTGACTATTAGCGGAAGTCCAGATGTAGATTCTAACTCAGACTTAGGACCATTCCTCAAGGATGATTTAATTCAAGTCTACGCAAAGACAAGTGGTGCCTACGCCGCAACAATTACAAATTTCAGATTTTATTACGATAGAGAACCTGTATCAACAGCATTTACAAACCAAGATCCGTAAAATAATTTTATGCAAATCCTAGCCTCTGACATCACTTTCGCAATCGGAATCCTCGGGGTAATTTTTACGGTCTATAACTATTTCAAAAATCCGCAAATAAAAATCGAAAAAGGACAAATAAAGGCAGAGGAAGATCTGAAAGATAAAGCCACGATCTTGTCGCAAAAAGAAGTAGAGAATAAAGCGCAACTGTTGGCTCAACAAGTTCAATGGGAGAAAGAAGCGAACGAAAAAAGATTTTGCGAGATGGGAATTGCTATCGAGAAAGCAATGACACTCGCTCAAAATCATATCCATACGGTAGACACAAAAGTTGACGGATTAAAAGATATCACTGAACAAATGGGAAAAGAGATCGTCCGGCTCGGAACAATCATCGAGGAAAGAATCCCGAAGTGTCCAACAAAATAATTTATAAAGAGAAAACAAAATGGAAAATCAATACAATGGCGCGCTTATAGACACGCGCCCGGAAGAAGCAAAAGCCAAGGATTACCGTTTCGAGGAGATCGTCGCAGCTGCCAACCCGGTCGCCTGGATTGAGAAGCCAAAAACAAGCTGGCGCAGCTTTCCGATTTTTAACCAGAACGGCAGCGGATCTTGCGTTGCTCAAACCGCAGCGAAATTGCTCGGGATAATTTATTGGCTGGCAAACAAGATTTATGTGCATTTTAGCGCGACGCATATCTACCAGCGCCGGGCCAACAAGCCGTCCGGAGGAATGGCCGGGGTGGATGTTTTCAGCGTTATGCAGCAGGGCGTGACCTTAGAGGAACTCGTCCCAAGCCAAAGCATGACAGACGCGCAAATGGATAACACGGAGATCCCGAAATATAAGCAAGATGTCGGGGCCATTTTCAAGATCTCAAATTATGTCCAGCTCCCGATCAAAGACATTGAAACGATAGCGTCCACGATCCAGACAACCGGCAAGGGCGTGATGGTTTGGTTTTATTTTGCGATCGACGAATGGACCAATACTCCGGAGATTAAAAACGCAGCTCTGGACCTTAACGGATTATCAACCTGCCGCCATTCAGTCACGGCCGTTGATTTTACTTTATATCAAGGCAAAAAGGCGCTCATCATCGAGGACAGCTGGGGGACGAGCTATGGCCTGGCCGGTCAGAGGATCATCACGGAAGATTTTTTCAAGGCCCGCAATTTCTTTGCGGCTTACCCGATAAACTTCAAATTTAGCGAGCAGACAACCGACAAGCCAAAATATACCTTCACGGTGGATCTCGTTATGTATCAAACCAACGCTGATATTGCGGCCCTGCAAAATATTCTTAAGTATGAAGGGTTTTTCCCGGTCAATACCGAAAGCACCGGATACTTTGGAGCGATCACGAAAAAGGGCGTGCAATTATTTCAAGATAAATATGACATAGCCCACGCCGGTAATGCCGGATATGGTCGAGTGGGGCCAGCGACAAGATTAAAACTTAATGAAATTTATTCTTAATATGGACACAATTTTAATAGCTTCGTTGAAAAGATTCGGCCGGGCTTTCGTAGCCGGAGCAGTATCGACAATGGTCGCCGTGCCGGTGATCGGGGCAACTACGGCCGATTGGAGGAGCCTTGCGGCGTGGTGCAGCTTATTAGCCTTTGCCGGGATAGTCGGAGGGATCTCCGGAGTGATCCAGGGGGTCGATAAATACATCAGAGGATAGAAAATAAGAGGCCCCTTCCCGGGGCCTTTTAAATTATTGACAAAATGGCTGTTAAAATATAGGATAACAATCTTAAATTATCCACAGGGTCGTCCAGGAAGGCCGTGGTATAATCTCAATTGTAAAGATTGTAAAATATATTTTTCTATGGACTTTTTTTCTGAATTAATAAAAGTTGTTCCGAACGGTCTTTATTATATCCTGCTTGCTTACGCAGTTTGGTTTGTTGCAAAATTTTATTTTGTGCGATTTTGCAACATAGAGAAACAAATTTCTTCACATGGCAAAGATGTCGTAGAGATCAAAACTGATATATCTAAAATAAATATTTCGTTATTGAGAGTGGTATCCTATATCTGCACGAAAGACAACAACATTAATCCGGGAGTTTTTTCTTCCAACAGCCCGCTTCATGTCACTCCAAAAGGGATGGAAATTTTAAAAGATAGCGGAGGAATAGATTTTATTGACGGAAACCTTGAATCTCTTATAGGAAAGGTTGAGGCTCAAAACCCGGCGACCAATTACGATGTGCAGCAAAAAGCATTTGATGTTATCTTTTTAGAATCTACCAATAGCGAAAATTTCAAAAAGATAAAAGAGTATGCCTATCAAAACCCGGTGATTGACCATAATCCGGACAGGCCGCTGTCTTTATTCGATATTGTCAAAGCAATGGGAATTTATTTGCGCGACAAATTTCTTGAAAAACATCCGGAGTTAAAATAGTTTTCATCCAATATTAAAGCGGCCGAAAATAATCGGCCGTTTTTTTAAACTTTGTGTCAAACCTTGGTTGACAACGAAATGCTTGACAAGGAATTTGCAAAGGTGTAGAGATACAGACAATCAAATAAATTATGCTCTTGTTTCTTCTTAAAGAGAGGGTTCCACAGCAAGAGCAGGAATGCTATAATATAGCTGT